CCTCCTCCAGTATGATAAATATCTAATCCACTTTCATCATCAAAATGTTTTTTCATTGTTTCTACATTCTTTAAGTCGTCATCTGAAAAACCAATAAATGGTGTAAAGTAATTACTTATCTTGTTTTTCATATATGCCTTTTCTTGAAGTCTTTGCGATAAGTTTTTTACATATTCCATAAATTGTCTCATAGCACTTACTTTTAATTCTTCAGGATTCGCAGCAGAACCCTCACCAAAAGTTACAGGATGCCACTTACACATTTCTAAATAAGTCTTTAAAAGTTCGTCGTCAGTCATATCCTCTTCATCGGCAATATCTCTATACTTTCTAAGATTTTTGACCAACTCTTGTTGATTTAATCCGTGTTTGTTTTTCTTAATTAAATTATAAACAGCATTCTTTAATACACTTGGGGTGTGACCTCTTGCTGTAACGATTGCAAAAATGGACCCATTATTAACCGCCTCAACAAAGTCGTCCCAAGCAGGTCCTGTAGGTGCTTTCATAGCATCAACCAAGAACTTTTTATCACCTGTTACTTTGAAGTCTCTGAACGCATCGTTATCAAAACCAACGATAGTATGTCCTTCATATTCGAAAGGTTCTTTACCAACCTCACTTCTATATTCTGCAAAATCTTCCGTTGACATACCAACACTGTTACCGTCTTCATCCTTCAAATAGATTTTAGTTGGCATGTACATAAGATTATCATCCCAGTCAAAAGCATAATACTTCATCGTAGGTTTCATTTGGTCCTGAATAATTTCAGAAATAATTTCCTTAACGATTTTTTTGTAATTCATATTAATAAATATCATATTAATGAAAAAGGGGAACTATTGCTCCCCTTCTTCTTTTGTTATTAACCACATTAAATATTCTCAAACGATGCTCCTGTTGGAGTGATGTAGAATGTAATGTCTATAAATTCAAGAGATCTTGTTGGTTTAATGTAGATCTTACCTGTCATTTGGTTTCTATCTAAATCCTCAGGACTTGATGAAACTGTTACTCGGAAGTCATATAAACCACGGTCTCTTCTTATTGAGTCTAAGATTGGGTTGACAGCATTTAAGAAGTCTTGTCTTACTTGTGCGTCGTTTTGTTCGAACAATAATCTTACAGAAACTGCGGAGATTAATTTACGAGCTTGTAACAACAATCTTCTTACATTAATTCTATCAAGAGCCGATTCTCTTACTTGTAGAGTTTTGTTACCCCAAATTACTGTACCTACATCAGAGAAGGTTGCGATTGGGTTAATTCTACCTACATATAGGATATCTCTATCTTCTTGTGTCAACTTCTTACGAGCCTTGATACAGTTAACAATACCACGAGTGTAACCCGCCGCTGCGAACCAAGGGAATGCGATGTTATCTGTCAACGCTAAGTTTCTTGTTACCTCAGCTGTTGGTGGGATATAGATTTGAGTGTTGTTTACACTATCTCTTGTCAATACCCATGGGTAGTAAGTTGCTGTGTAGTTAGAGTCAATACCTGTATTCTCTAAGTTATTTACCGCTTCAGTTGGATAGATAAATACATCTCCTACCGTTGTAGTTGGTACATATAAATCGATATCAGGTGTTGTACATACATAAAGTGAATCCGCTCTGTTAAATTCGATCATACTAACCGCATCTTCAACCAAGTTACTGTTACTTACATAGTCAATACCAGGTGTAACGAATACATTTATGTTTGTTGCCTCAGGGTTTGCAAATGTTTGTTGACCTAACAAGTATGCGTAGTAGTCAGTATTTGCGAAGTCTTGAGTTCCATCTCCAACAGAGATTTCTTTAAATGCTCCCCAACCAACTGCGTTTGGATATCTTGTTGATGGACATGCTCCGTTAAGGAATCCTGATTTACCGATTTGGAATCTGTCTTCATTAGTTCTCCATTCTCTATAGATATCCCATCCATCAAATCCACCTTGTACTAACAATGTAAATTTACGAGCGTAAAGTCTATAATATACATCGGTAGGTAATTCAGGTTCAGTAATAAATGGTGAGTTACCACAGATAAATCTTGGGTCTCCACTTGTTGAGAACTCAGGTCCAATTGTTAAACCACTCGCATTAACATCCATGTGGAATCCAGCTGACCTATAGTCCCATGGAATGGCTTCGATATCACATGTATTGTTTGGATTTCTCTTACCAACATATTCAAAGTATGCAGGGTCCCATCCGTAAGAGTTAGAAATACCTAAATAAGTTCTTCTAACATTGTCACCACTACTTAATGTTGCCCCAACCGCTCCTGATGAAAGTGCAAATGGTGGGTTCCAAATAGTTTCACCTGGATAGTCATACTTACCTTTGATGATTGGAAACGGTGATTGTACTCCATCGTATAGACGGAAGTTGAATCCATTAAATCCACAAGGTAGTGAATCTATAGGCGCATCTTCTGACATTTCAACCATTACATATTTAGAATTCAATATATATTCACCGTCTAATGTACCAATTTTGTTTGCAACATAGTTATTTTGTCCCGGATCCATTGTACAGTTTGTGAACTTCTCAAGAACCACAGGATTAGCATCTGTATCAAAGTAATCTCTAACTAAGATGTCAAATGTTAAGTTATTATAGGTTTGGTTTACAATTGATATTTTCAACAATGTGTTTGCTGCATCACCATCAGAGATTGTGTAGAATCTAAATAGGTCATACACTTTGTTACCTCTTAATTCAGATACAACATAAGGTGAAGCTGGCGTTTGCCACTTATCTAAGTACCAACCAATTGATTGGTAATCACCACTTTGAGCTGAGTTCAATGCAACTATTTCAGGGTTTAAACCTCTAATGTAACCTTTTTTCCAAGAATAATTTAACCATGATTGGAAGTTTTCTTCTGCGAAAACAGGAACTTCAATTCTTGGTTTTTGGAAGTTAGTTACACCAAATACTTTAGACCAATATTCAGGGTCATTTTGAGTAAATGAAGTTTCAAATGTATAGTTAGTTCCAAATTTGTCTGTTACATTCACACCAAAAGTTGCATATGGGTTTTTAAGAACTGATGAGTATTGACCTGTCATGTTAAATGATACATCTGTTAAACCTGTTACTGAGTAAGTAGGGTTTGTAGCATTTGTATAAGTTGCAATACCTCTTGATCTTAATGTACCTACAACTACATTGTCATAATCACTATAAGAAGTACCTGTATAGTAATATAATTTACCTGTGATTGTACCTGTATAACAGTTAACAGGTGCTACTGTAGTTGTTGTAGTTGTCGTAGGAATTGGTGTAGGACATGGACTTGTCGTTGTAGTTGTTGTAGAAGTACTAGTTGTAGTTGCTGTTGAAATAATTTGTTGTACTCCTATTACATTTGCATAGAATGAATAACCTGAGTACTCAAAATTACCTGTATTTTCGAATAATGCGTAGTACCAAGAATCGTTAAGTGCTGAAGTTAAATCAGTATCGTTTAAGGAAACTGAAGGAACTTGGAACACATTAGTCGATGCACTGAAACCACTAAGTGAGTTGTAAATGTCTGTTGGTATAGAACCAAAGTATGAAATAAACTCATCTTCTGCGGTTGTTGGTGAACTTGCGGTGATTACATTGAAAACTAAATCTCTAATCTGAGCATCTAATGTAGATGTACTACCATTATACTGTTCGTATTGATTGTATAATATTGCTTGGATTTCATCAGGGAAATTATTGTAGTATGTAATAGTAGATTCGTCATTGGTACAACCAGAGAAGTCAACAAAATATTCAATCTCTTTTACATCAAGACATACAAATTCACAAGTGTTAACATCCTGAGTTCCCGTTAAACAGTAAATACCAACCGTATCAGGATTAACATTCGCAACAGTTGCTACTGACCAAGACGGACCCGCATCATAACCTGACAAACCAAGAATTCTTGTTACGAATAATTGGTTAGATTGTTGTAAATATGCCTTAGCAATATAAGACGCCTCGTATTTTGGAATTTGTGTGTTTACAAACTTCTCAGGTGATGTTCCACCGAAGACAGTTTGGAATTCATCAAAGCTTGTGATGAAGATCGGTTCAAATGCTGGACCTATTAATGTTTCCCCAACAATACCTAAAGTTGTAACTCCGACACTTTGTGCTACGAAACTTAAATCAACTTCTGAGGTATATACTCCAGGTGAAACGAAAACTTTACTATTAGTTGCCATATCAGGTAATACTTTTTATTTATTTATTTTTTTCTATAAATACTTGATAAAACAACAAAAACTTTACATTCCTAAAACTATTTATATTTTGGTAAGATTTTATTCTGCCTTTTTTCTGCCCCTATGTCTAAAGATAATAAGAAGATAAAAAACCTTAAGATTGACTCCGAAGTTCACGAAGTCCTAAAGAAGTATTGTGATAAAAGAGGTATTAAAATGTATCGATTTTTAGAGTCACTTATTATGGAAAAGTGTAAAGAAAAGACGGATATCTATGGTGAAAACTAAATTAGTTTTTGAGTGAATACTAACTGAGGTGTTTCAGAAGTTGGTCCACTAATAATATCAATTCTTATGATGTCTCCTGTAGTTACTTGAATCAGAGTTACATCATCACCATAATAACTATCGTTTATAAAGACTGAGTAGACATCAACATTTTTACTCTCCTCAAAATATAAGTTACATGTGTATTCAAAATTTATTTGTTGAGTAGTTGCACTATTGGGATATGCAAACACAATTCTTTCTAATTCAACAGGTTGTTGTCTTTTCTGTTTTCTTTTAATAGTTCTTTGATCAACCTCAAAAACTTGAAGTGTTCTTGATAATGCGGGAAATACTTCAAACTCATTCTCATCAATTAAGAATCCCATCATTGTGAAATCATATTTCTGAATATAGTACTTTCTTTTTTCAAGATCTAATACGGACTCATCGGCGAATCCATCATTAATGATTGGAATGTAATGTCCATTAATAACTTGATATGCTTGTCTCGATGCAAAAGTCTCAAGAACTCTTTGGTTAAGAGTATTAACTTCTCTCATTCTATTACAAACTATCGCAACAGTGTATTTGAAATCTGCAGGAACAGGTTGTGGAATTTTATAGATGTCAGCACCTTTTCTATTACCATCCCAAGTTGGTACCTCCATATAATAATACATCCTTCTGTTTGGTATATTGTACATAACAGCAGGATTGTTTCCGTATTTTACTTCAGGATTCCTAATAATTGTTAAAAAAGGAGGTTCAATATTTTTATCGATGTTTTGGAAATCCCATGTCTCAACAAATTGTGACCAGTTCTGAGTTGTAATTATAATATCGACAACAGGTATTTTTTTCCCTTCAGAGGTAATATTGAATTTTTCTTTTACAAATTCTAAAAACCCCTTATCCAAGTCGGCATGAAGAAGTGACTTAGGAAGATAAGTACCATCCTTAGTGATCATGTCCTTTATCTCCTCCCTTCTCGGTAAGAGAGTTTTGGGATAGTTCAAAGGTATTGACGGTTTGATAGGGTGACTTTTTGGTAATGCCATTATAATCCTCTAAATTCATTTGGTCCAACAGGAGCCGCGGTTATTGTTCTATAGAAAGGTTTGAAACCTTTATATGTGTGTTTTGTATCTGATATTACACGACCGTCATTAACAACAGTATAATAACGAACAAAATTTTCACTGTCGTAATATCCTATGTAATCACCAAAATCAATATCAATGTCTAAGTTCTCCAAAGTTTTTAAATAAACAGAAATTGTAATATTACCTGGCTCAAACTGATCCATTCTTGTCGTACCAATAAATTTGTTTTCAGGTGCTGCAATAGTTACTTGAGCATTAAACTCAACAGGTGGTAAGAATTTAACTCCGTCTTCGATAACCTCACCGTACACATCATCGGTTTTAATTTTGTTTTTATCGATTCTATAAAGTACACAAGTATAGTTCATATCACCAACAAGCCATTCCTGACCCATCTCAACTTCTAATTCAAAATCTCGGTCACCAAAGAATTTACCTAATCTTGTTATTGGAACATTACTTCTCATTTGGGTATTTTATTGATAAATATTTATTTTATTGTTATTTTTAATAAAAGACTAAATTTGGAAAACGGATCTTCCTTAGTTGAGCACAAAGCTCTCGAAATTCTCGAGTCATATAGTGGTGCAAACAACTACATACTTTTCTTACAACAGAAAAAAGAAAACTCAAAAAAGTTTTACCCAACAAGAACTCAAGCAGACTACATAGTTAATTATCACACTACCGCACCAAAAGTTGCAAGAAAGTGGGTTGACCTTGACACATACTTCGCTAAAAAGTTTGCTGAAGAAAAATATTTTCTACAAACCCCTGAAAAAATTTATATTGAGAAATTACTTGTGGAGAAAGAAAAATCTTACCATATTTGGGGAAAGTTTTTTGATAAAGATTCTTTATCAGAATTTTGGGTTCCAAAATCAGCATTAATTAAAACACACAATGTCCAATCTGTTTCCATTGATTACTCGAAGTATTCTCATCGTCCTCCGCTTGATCATCAGAAAACGGCGATCGAAAAATTAGCAGGGTCAAAAAGATTTATTTTAGCTGACGATATGGGATTAGGTAAAACTACATCCACAATTATTGCTGCGTTAGAAACAGGTGCGAAAAAAATATTAATTGTGTGTCCTGCATCTTTAAAAATTAACTGGCAAAGAGAAATTGCAAATTATTCAGATAGACCTGTTTTTATTGCTGAAGGTAAAAAATTCTCAAC